GGGGAAGATCGCTAAAGCCAAGTTCACTGGCGCAGCAGGCGCCAATAATGACGCTCAGCTTAGAGCTATGATGTGCTCCACCTACGCCGTCATGCGTACTCTGCAGCCAGATTATGAGACGCCCGATCAAGCACAGAGCAACATGAGCCACCTGTGGAAGTCGGCTGCTTCGAAGCCATTCACAAAAGCGTTCTATTTCAACACCATAAAAGCTCAGTACGTCCCATTTGAGATGAATGTGTACTGATCTTTCAGGTCATCACAACCCCGCTTCGGCGGGGTTTTTCATTTGTGCTCCCTGAAACGGGAGGAATCGAGATGGCGAACATGCCCGAGAAGGATCCTGGCCTGTGGGCCGCCGCGCTTGCTTGGTTGGTAGCACATCAGCCTCAGCTCTATACAGGTGGCATTGCCGCTGCGGTTGCTATGTGCCGAGTGATCTACGGCGGTGGTCGAGGTCGCAAAGTGGTTCTTGAGGGCGCTATTTGCGGCCTGATCGCAATCAGTTTGCTGCCCGTCCTGGAGTATTTCGCGCTGCCGCCGAACCTGTCCGTCTTCGCAGGTTGCATGGTTGGCTTCATGGGCGTCGAGAAGCTGCGCGAGTATTCGGACCGCTTCATGAGCAAGAAAGCGGAGGGATGACACATGGCCCTCGCCGATCAAGGCAAGACTCCGAGTCCATATGGCTATCGCTGGCAGCAGGCTCGCGAGGGGTGGCTACGCAAGCATCCGCTCTGCGTCCGGTGCCAGCAGTCAGGCCTGAACAAGCCAGCCAGCGTCGTCGACCACATCCAGCCGCACCGCGGCGACATGACCCTGTTCTGGGATCGGGCCAACTGGCAGTCGCTGTGCACTAACTGCCACAGCTCATACAAGCAGCGCCTTGAGAAGTCAGGGCGCGAGGCAGGCTGCGATGTCAGCGGCAGGCCGCTGGACCCCAGGCATCACTGGAATCGGCCCTCCTGAGGGCTTCTGGGCGGCACGGGGTCCATCTCAGAGGGTAGGGGGGGTGAAAATGTTTTTTCGGAAACCTTTCCTGACCGTTCGCCCTCCTTCGTGTGCAGAGCCGCGAAATGAAATGATTTTTTTGGAAGGAAATTATGGCCGGGAGACGACCCACACCGACGGAGCTGAAGCTTGTCAGAGGGAACCCCGGTAAGCGTCCGATCAACAAGAACGAACCCCAGCCAGCCAAGCGCATCCCAAGCGCCCCGGAACACTTGAGTACCGAAGGCCAGGTGGCCTGGGGGCGCCTCACAGTTCTGCTTGACCGGATGGGTGTTCTGACAGAAGCCGATGGCTTTGCACTCGAACGACTCTGCGATTGCTATGCCGAGATTCTTGCTCTCCGCGAATTGGTCGGCACGCAGGGGCGCACCTACGAAACCACCAGCACACAGGGTGAGTTGGTACTCAAGGCAAACCCAGCTGTCGCCATGCTTGCCGACGTTGACCGCCGCTTCAAAAGCTACCTGGTCGAATTCGGTCTCACACCGGCCGCCCGATCCAAGGTTCAAGTAAAAGACGATGAGCCAAAAGAAGACCAGTTCGCGGAGTTCTTCGGTTGAAGACCCAGCGACTCAGTACGCCAGAGAAGTGCATTCCGGTGAACGAGTAGCCGGGCCAGACATTCGAAATGCGTGCGCTCGCCACCTCCGGGATTTGAAGGAAGGGCCACAGCGCGGCCTGACTTGGGATTTGGCAGCCGCTAACAAGGCTATCCGCTTTTATCGCACCGTACTGAAGCTCAATGGTGGCGAGTTTGAAGGACTGCCGTTCGAACTGTTGCCTTGGCAGAAATTTATCGTTGGCAGCATCTTCGGGTGGAAAGCCAGTGATGGGTATCGCCGCTTCCGGGTTGTGTACGTCGAGAGCGGAAAGGGTTCGGGCAAGTCGCCTTTGGCCGCTGGAGTGGGATTGACTGGACTGGTCGCGGATAACGAGGCGCGTGCTGAGATCTACGCTGCTGCTACTAAAAAAGACCAGGCCATGATCCTGTTCCGGGATGCTGTCGCGATGGTGCAACAGTCGCCTGAGCTTACGAAGCGCTTGGTCTGTAGCGGCACCGGCCAGAACATCTGGAACTTGGCCTATCTCAAGTCGGGGTCATTTTTCCGACCGATTAGCTCGGACGATGGCCAGTCCGGCCCTAGGCCACACATGGCGCTGATCGACGAGGTACACGAGCACAAGACCAACATGGTCGTCGAGATGATGCGCGCCGGCACCAAGAGTCGTAAGCAGGCGCTCATTTTCATGATCACCAACAGCGGCTCGAACAAGCGTGGGCCTTGCTGGGAATATCACGAGTACGGCTCTCGGGTGGCATCGGGAGCACTCATTGATGACGGCTTTTTTGCCTACATCTGCTCGCTGGACGAGGGCGATGATCCGATCCAGGACGAAAGCTGCTGGTTCAAATCTAATCCATCGCTGCAGGACGCCAATCTGCCGGGTATCAAGTACCTGCGTGAGCAGGTCACAGAGGCCCGAGGCATGCCGAGCAAGGAGGCGATGGTACGCCGGCTCAACTTCTGCGAATGGACCGGTGCTGAATCGCCGTGGATTTCTTGGGATGTCTGGAGCCAGGCCGAAGAGCGCGTCCCGATGTCCCTGCTGCGCAACCGCCCCTGTGTTGGGGGCCTGGACTTATCCAGCACAACAGACCTGACGTCGTTCGTCCTGTTGTTTTACCCAACTTATGAGGATCCGCATTGGCGACTACTCCCATATTTCTGGATTCCTGATCACGAGCTGGACAAACGCGAAGCCCGCGACAAGGTGCCTTACGCGGCATGGATCAAATCGCGGGATCTCGAAACGACACCCGGCCGGGCCATCAGCAAGCTGCATGTGCTCCTGCGGATGCAGACCATCTGCAGCTACTTCCAGGTGGACAAGATTGCCTATGACCGTTGGCGCATCGAGGACATGCGGCAGTTGATGACCGAATACGACATCTCGCTGCCGGAACTGGTGGAGTTTTGGCAAGGCTTCAAAGACATGGGCCCTGCGGTTGACGAGTTCGAGCGGCGCCTACTTGGCATGCTCGATTTGCCTTCGGAGGAAGAGGGCGGTTCGGCAGAGTTCTTCGACGATGGCCTGCCAGCCACCGTGATGGAGTCGTTGCGACACGATGGTAACCCGGTAATGACCTGGTGCGCCGGTAACGCGGTAATCGTTTCCGACCCCGCGAACAATCGCAAGGCCGACAAGGCGAAAGCCACAGGCCGCATCGACGGCATCATCGCTGCGATCATGGCCACCGGTATCAGCGGTGCTGTGTCCTCTGGCAGCAGCGGCAGTTCCATTTACGACGAAGGAGTAGGGGTTTGAACACCATTGCAATCGCTGCGTGGGTTGCCGGCCTGGTTGGTTTTGCACTGCTGGTCGCCGGCATCGCCCTGATCCATGTTCCCGCCGCATTCATGGCTGCTGGCCTCGGTTTGATTGGCTGGGCATGGCTGGCCGACAAGGCGGCCGCCCGCATGCAGCTTCAACGTAGCCCAGAGGGAGGCTGACCATGTTCTTCAGCAATTTGCTCGGCGCAAGTGAAGGGCTCGCTTCGGACGCTGGCAGTGGCTTCTGGCGCGGCTTGATTGGCTCCGGGCGTTCGGCCGCCGGCGTAACGGTGACGCCGGATACCGCATTGGCCATCACCGTTTTGCAGACGTGCGTCACGCTGCTGGCAGAGAGCGTGGGCCAGTTACCGCTTGAACTGTATCGCCGACTAGGCGACGGCAAGCGCGAGTCGGCAACGGCGCATCCGCTCTACGATGTGCTGCGCTACCAACCGAATCCTTGGCAGACACCCTACGAGTATCGTGAATCCGGCCAGCTCGCCCTGGGGTTACGAGGCAACTGCTACAGCTTCATCGAACGCAACGACGATGGTTCGGTGAAAGCCCTTTACCCGCTGCGAAACGACAAGGTGACTGTTCTTAAGGGCGGCGATTTGCGGCCCGTTTACCGTGTTAGTGGGCACGATCCGCTGCCCATGCGCCTGATTCATCATGTGCGCTGGCATACGAAGAACCACTACACGGGCCTTTCTCCCGTTGAGCTGCATGCCGATGCCGTCGGCCTTGCGCATGCGGTGAGGCAGTACGCAGGTAAGTCGTTTGCCAACGGTACTGCCGTCAGCGGCGTCATCGAGCGTCCCCGGGAAGCCCCGCCGATCAAGGAGCAGGGCAGTATCGACCGCATCCTAGATCAGTGGGGTAATAAGTTCTCGGGCATCGATAACGCGAAGAAGGTCGCGATGCTGCAGGAAGGTATGACTTTCAAACCGGTATCGATGAACAACGTCGACGCCGAGCTGCTGGGCATCCTCAAGGCCACTGGGCTGGATATCGCTCGGATCTACAAGATCCCTCCGCACATGATCAACGAGCTGGAGAAAGCCAGCTACAACAGCCTTGAACAGCTGCTGATCCAGTACGTGATCTTCGCCCTGATGCCTTGGGTGAAGCGCCACGAGCAGGCCATGATGCGCGACTTCCTGTTGCCATCTGAACGGCGGGACTACTTCATCGAGTTCAACCTGTCTGGCCTGCTGCGCGGCGACCAGAAAAGCCGCTATGACGCCTATGCAATCGGCAGGCAGTGGGGGTGGCTGTCGATCAACGACATCCGTCGCCTGGAAAACATGCCGCCCGTTGCCAATGGTGATAGCTATTTGCAGCCGCTGAACATGACGGATGTGGCGCACGGCTTGCCCGACATGAACAACCCCAACGTTCGCGCTCAGCTGGAGCAGCAGCGCGACGACATTCAGAGGATGCTTGCCGCATGAAACGACATCTGCGTGCAGCCAGCTTGCTGTTCAACCAGCCGCTGCTGACGACACCCGACATGCTGGACCTGGCCGTGCGCTGGGCGAACCAGACCATGAGCTTGAATATCGTAAATCTGAACATGAGCGGCGCCGCGGCT